CACTTAAAAGGCATATCTACACAGGAAGTGGATAACTTTGCTAGTGCTGTAGGATTTTACTTATTTGGTGAACGTAGTCTGTTCTATATCAAAAAGAAATGATATTTTTAAACATACTTAACTTTATTGGTTTATCTATACTTAAACTTATTATAGTAGGACTACTATTTATAGTCATGGGTATTTGTTTAGTATTTATGGCAGCTATGGATTATCTAACTCGTGCATTGGAGTATATTAATTCTTATGTTGATTGAAGTTAAAAGGTTTGAATTTAAAGACACACATACGGTAGGCAAAATGTATGTAGACGGTGTATATGAGTGTTATACGTTAGAAGATGTAGTCAGAAATGGCACTAAAGTCTTAGGTAAGACTGCTATCCCTACCGGTGAATATAAACTCATTATAGACGCTTCTACACGCTTTAAACAAGACATGCCACACATACTAGACGTTCCTGACTTTACCGGTGTTCGTATTCATTCAGGCAATACTTCAGCAGATACAGAAGGTTGCATCCTTGTAGGTACTAGCTGGAATGGTGGAGATTTTATAGGTAATTCTAAAATAGCTTATAACAAGTTCTTTGACAAACTAAAGAAAGCTAAAACAGCTACTATCAAGATATGTTAGATTATCTTATCTGCGATATTCTTTGTGCTATAGACCACTTTAAATATGTATTACTCATGCTAATTATTTATCTAGTATATAATAAAGTATCTCAACGCTAGGAGAGCTACTTGAAATATAAATCAGTTCTAGTCATATCTGACTTACATATTCCTTATCACCATCCTGATGCCTTTGCGTTTCTAAAAGCATTAAAGACTAAATACAAGTTTGACCATATAGTCAACATAGGTGATGAGTTAGACCAACACGCTATTTCTATGCACGAACATAACCCAGACTTATACTCTGCTGGACATGAGTTAGAAGAGTCTAAAAAGCATGTCAAAGAATTAGAAAAAATATTTCCTAAGATGGTCTTAGTTCACTCTAACCACAGCTCTTTAGTTTATCGCAGAGCATTAAAGTATGGTATGCCAAAGGCGTATTTAAAGCACTACAACGAGTTTTTAGGGGTAGGTAAGGGGTGGATATGGGTAGATGACCATACTGTTACCTTGAGTGATGGCAGTCGTTGTTTCTTTACTCATGGATTATCTGCTGACATTTTAAAGGTAGCCCAGCAGTATGGAATGAATACGGTGCAGGGTCACTATCACACTAAATTTAGTATTGGTTATTACAGTAACCCAGATGCTCTTATTTGGGGTATGCAAGTTGGATGTTTAATACATCAAAAGTCTATGGCATTTGATTATGCTAAAAACTTTAAGAGTCGTTTCATTGTAGGTTGTGGAGTTATTATTAACGGTCAACCAAAGCTAATGCCTATGGTCTTAAAAGAGAATGGGCGTTGGAATGGTCATGTTTCTTAGGACAATTATGCAACGGTCAGAAGTAGAAGTAATATGTAATCACATGCTAGGAAAAATGATAGTATCCTGTGAGGCTTTACATGGAGATAGTACTATTGTCATTCAACTAGATGATGACTCACTTATAGAAATTAGTGGAGAAGAGCTATCGCTGTACGGAGAACTTACACCACTAGACGATTAAAAGGAAATTAATATGAAAGTAATTAGAGGTCTTGTTGTTGATGACAATGGAAATCCATTGCCTAATGTACCACAACTTACAAAACAAGATATTAAAGAGATGGCTCAACTTGCTGCATCTGGAGCATCTATGGCATATCCTCCTATTGGTATTCCGTTAGGTGCTTATGAAGCATATCAAGGTTATGCTAACCAAAATCCTATTCAAGGTTTATTAGGTGGATTAACTGCTGGTTTAGGAGCATTGGGTACTGTTGCGCAAGCACCTGGCATGGCATTAAAATATGCAGAAGGACAGCGTAAAATGTCTCCTGTAAATCTTAATATTGAAGCTACATCCCCAAATATATTACAAAAAGCTAGTGAAACAGCAGGTGGTCGTGCATTATCAGATTTAAGATATGGAGCTGCTCAACAAGGTGCTGTAGGTAAAGGTATGCAGTATGCCAATGTACCTCCAGCTAAAGTACAAGGTGTATGGGTAGACCCAGCAAGTAACGTAGAAGAATTTAATAGAGTATACAGTCAAAATTTAGGTCCTATTAATAGAATGAATATTCAAAAATCTTCACCATTACAAGAATATGCTCAATCAATGGGAGGCGATTTAGGTCAATGGGGAGTAGGAGCTACACGTTTTACTAAGATACCTATGAATTTAAACAAAAATGCAGCTAATGGTATTTTATTTGAAAACGTATCATCTAAACAAATTATTGATGCTGGTAAAAAACTTAACCCTAAAGGTGGAGTGGTATCAGCAACGCCTAACGGTGGTATGTTAGTATTTGACCCTAATGGTGCTATGACTGCTAAACAGTTAGCTAGTGAATTAAAAGGCGTAGCTAAGAGTCCTAAATTTGGACTCCTAGACTCTGCCTATTATGATACAAGTTCATTTACACAAGGTCAGTACATGAACCCAGTAGATACTCTAATCAAAGGACTAGGGTATTAACTTTTTTACAATATCATCTAATTGTGAATATACAAGAAGCTGTACATGACGTTTAAGATGACTTCTATTTAAGTCTTTATCATTACTTAAATCTACTTTGTTTTTTAAAATATACTGTACAGCCTTTGTTAAGTACTTAGTAAAAGTGTTGATATTACACCTCACTTTCTTTCCAAGTATTACCATTTGCAATACTCCTATCATTAAAACCACCAACTAATAAATACTCTTTATGTGGCTGTGGTTTATCTTCAGCCAATACATAAGGTTTATTATATTTGCCAATATTAATGTCAATATAAAAGGCAGTATTAAAGTAATCAATTTGTGAGTTTGACTCATCATACCATTCACCAACCAATTTTATAGTATCTAATACTTCGTTTAAAAATTGTTTAGCTTTTCCTTCATAATAACTAGCAACATGATAAACATTTACTTGTTGATTAGTGCTACCAAAATTAATATCACCGGATACAACATTTACTACTAATGTTGAATGATATGAATTTCTAGCTAGTGTTGCTTTAATACCATATTTTTTAAATATAGGTTTTAATGCAGCATGTATTTTTGTTTTAGTTTCAGTATTAATGTAAGCCATTATGCAGCCTCCTTTACAGACTCTTTAGGTTCGTCAAATAAAAATTTTGGTTTAGTAATAATTGCATCATTAACATTTTTTAATGGGCAAATAATACCAACACAATCAGACTCAACATCTACTAAAGCTGCTTTGTCACCATTTTGGCTTAAATATGCTTTCTTAAATTTAATGCCAGATATATACTCAGCAGCCTTATTAAAGTCATTAAGATATGTAAAGTCATAATTACCAGGTTCATTAGATACTGACTCTGGAAATACTCTTCTAAAGTCAGGGTACGTTGCCTGAATTGGTAATGTTTCTAATTTGACTGCATCACTAATAACATCAATTTTCTTAACTACTTTATCTTCAACAGTTAAAGTTATTAAACCCACATCAACTCGTGGTTTAACTTTTAATAAAGATTCAATAGTTTCAATCGGAATGATAGCTCCAATAGTATCTCTACCATGTTGCGTTTCACGATTATAGATAGCTGCACTTAATAGTCTATGACCATCAGTTGCAACAAAGATAGTGTTATATTTATTAAACTCAACATAAACACCATTAAGATAATGCCTTATATCTTTTTTACCTACAAAAAGTTTTAAAGCCTTTAAATGACCAAAAGTTACTACTACTTCATACTTAAATGTTTCCATGTTACTCTCCTTTAGCAAAATTTCTTGTTCGCCTGCAAGTGGATTGATAAATCGGCGATATGCAAATCTTATATAATTGATATTTACATGTCAAGCATTTTTTTCATTATTTTTAAATATTTTATAAGTTGTTGATTTTATACACAAATTATAATACCATTACTACCAACCTGACAGACGGTTACAGACCCATCAGGTGCTAGTATAGTAGTAGTTTGACCTAAAGCCTTTTCTGTTCCCCAAATAGCTAATGCAGCTAATACCACAATAAATACCCAATATATTTTACTCATCATCAAACCTTTGTAATTGAGCTTCTAATTCTGGTGGAATTTCAGCATCATCATTACGCATAACTTCTATTAGTTTATTTTTATACCATTCTGATTTGTCTAAGTCTTGTGCAAAAGCACCTTTAAAAGGATAGCGTAAATCATACTTCATCTTACAACCCTTTAAATATCCAATAAACTCTTCCTTAGTCAAACGACTTTCAATCACATCTATTGTTTCAATACCACCTTGTAAGTAATGCGGTGGTCTATTCACTAAATCAACCATTCTTATCCCCTTATAAAAAATAAATTAACAAGTTCATAACATCCATAAGCAAACCAAAACATACCACTAATAATCAACAACCATACTACTACATCTATAACTTTTAATACCCTATCCATTTTCCATACTCCCTTCCTACAGTTACAGACACATACTTTCTATTCTTAAATCGCTTATCTAATTCATTATTATAAGTCCATTTAGGCAAACTAAAATATCCTTGGCTTTCTAAATACTTTAATCTTGTCCTATTAGTTGCACATTGTTGAACAATATTTTTAATGCTGCAATTAGGATGCTTATTAATATAATCTATAATAAATTTTGCTTGTCGTTGGTCGTCTAGTTTAGTGTACATCTTTAACTCCATGCAGTTGTTCTATAATTCTAGCAAATTGTATCATTCTTTCTAAAGTCATTGGCTCATATCTTGTTGGAAATACTTTACCATAAGCCTTCATTATTTCTTCTTGTGTTAGCGGTTTAGAGTCCATTGTTAGCTTCTACTAATCGTTTACTATCATACTTAGATAATCCTTTATATTCCTCTACAGGTTCACCAGGAAACAATGGTGTTATCTTAATGTGATGGGTTGTATTTTTTAAGTCGTTTAAATATGATAATTGGTTAGGATGAAATGACCATAAATAAGACTTTAACAAGTCACCAGACTTTACATCATATTCTTCATACAAAAATGCTAGTGGAGTTTTCATTATTTATTCCACCATTTTATATAGATTAAATATCCTAAATATCCTATACCACACAAAACTATTATTGGTATTATTTCAATTAATGCTGCTATATCTTCTGCTAACCAAAATTTTATATATTCAATCATCAGTAAAAAACCATCCTTCCTATGTGTGTTTTTTTCCTTTTACCAAACCATTCT